GTATCTGTAGGTGTTGGTGTCTCCGTACTCGTAGGTGTTGGTTCTACTGTACTTGTAGGTGTAGGGGTTTCTGTACTTGTAGGTACTGGTGTCTCCGTAGATGTTGGTGTGGGGGTTTCTGTACTTGTAGGTAATGGAGTGTCTGTTGGTGTAGGTGTTGGTGTACTACTTTCCGTCGGTGTAGGTGTTGGAGTTGGGGTACTTGTAGGTTCTATTGTGGCCGTTGGTGTCGGTGTTGCACTATCGGGATACTCACATATAAAAAAGTAATGTGTTTCATCAGTTATTCCCGTGTATGTAAAAAGATCATTATTTAAAATAAAATTTTCATAGTCATGTATAATATTTCCTTCACTATCCAAAATATTAAAATGATCAGTAAAATCATCATAATTAAATGTAACAGTTAAACCTGAATAAATGTAGTTTGGGTCATTTACTGTATTATCGAACTCACAAAGTTTGATATTTTCTATAGTAGAATCGTCATCACTTAAATCTTTTTTTATAGGTGTGTCAAAGGTGATAGAATTACCAAAATCCAACAATTTAGGGTCATAATCGTTGTTAAACCCCGCAATTTCATAATCGTAAGTCTCCGAATTATCGAGGACAACATCGACACTAATACCTAAATTCCTTAAAATATCTTGACTATTCATACTCTTATAAATATCTTTCATAACATTTGATATTTATAATAAAACAACTTTCTATGAATAATTTTATAAAACAGGTAATAGAAGAGAAATTTACCTCTAAAAAACAACAAGGTTTTTTCTATGCAAAGGCCAATGATGAGAGTCTAACTAAAAAAGAAAGAGCTAAGTGGAAGAAAATGGCGGACGAAATGTCTAAGGACACTGACTTTGAAAAAATTCCTGAAGTTGCTGAAAAAGAGGGTGATGTTGATGAGATAGTAGATGCAAAAGGAAATATCAAAAGAGGTGGTAAAGCATCCGACTTTCATGCTAAAGGAATAACATCAAAGAAAACAACAGATAAAACGGCTAAGGCGGTTGGTGGTTCACAGGGAACACATGGTGTTCACGGAACACATACCTCACTTAGATATTGGGCTGAAAGTGATTTAACTAAATCGTTAGGTTATGATGATACGTTAGGTGACGACGAAAACTTTAAAAAGGCATATAAACATTTTACGGGTGAATTAGGATTAACTCATGATGATGCAATGAAAAGATTAGAATCAATGGGATATGACGAAAAATTACCCGAGGATAAAGTCAGACTTGTGGAGAACCCAAAAAAATTCATGAAAGATTACGTTGAGACAGTTCTTTCTAAGAAAAGTGATCACAAAGAGATTGTTAATGATAGTGAAAAAGAAATTAACCCAATCTTAAAAAGACAATTAGATTCCTTAAAAAGATCATTAAAGAAAAATAATTTAAACGTATCAGATATAACTAAATTACTAGACGATAATGAATAGAGATCTTAAAGATAGGGTTTTTAAAGTACCTGAAGATATTTGTGATTATATACTTAAGTTTTTTAACTCATTAAGTGATAAGACAATAGACGGTACACAACGGGCTAAGAATTTACTTAGAACTAAGAATATTACTTATGGTCAAGCAAAAAGAATTATTCATGATTTAGAGAACATGGATAAAGAAAGTGATCACAACCAATTTCATCTGGCGGGGGGAGATAAAATGTTAGAATGGTGTAAAAAGTTTTTAAACGGAGAAAGAAACCTTATTAAAAACAATAAAGAATCTAAAAAAAGGGCAGACAATATTGCACAATTGGATGATATAAGAAAAAACCCTTACCTATCGAAACACGATAAGAAAACAAATTACTCAATCCCAAGAAATATGATGAAATCTAACTCAGATAAAACTTCAGTTAGTCCCATTTCATCGTTAGGTATTTTTGAGGATGTTGAGAGAATTAAAAAATTATTATAATGGCAAGTCAAATAGAAAAAATATCGAAACAATTTTTAGACGAAGCAATGTCAAGAAATGATTACCAAAAAACAAAGAGTTATGATTCTAACCATTCCAACGCAATTTCTGATGGGGACGATAAAGGTAAAGGAGAAAATAATGGTAAAGTCGGTTCAAGTACAGATATTAACACAAGAATTGATTCCTTAGGTAGAAATAAATATGGACCTAACTTTGGTTATGGTATTGAAAACACAAACGCATTATCTGATGGAGATGAGTTTGGTAGAGGTGAGAGAAATGGTGAAGTAGGTACAATAACCGACCAAAATCAAAGACAGGAACACATAAAAAGAAACTCATACAACTCTGATAACGGTTACAGTATTAATCACCCTAATGCAATTTCTGATGGGGATGAGTTAGGTAAAGGAGAGAATGACGGAAAAGTTGGTGGATTAACAGATAATCAAACAAGAGTGGATAATGTATCTAGAAACTCATACAACTCAAGTAATGGGTATGGTGTAAACCACCCTAACGCAATTTCTGACGGAGACGATAAAGGTAAAGGAGAAAATAACGATTTAATAGGTTCCATTACAGATATTAATACTAGAGCCACATTAATTGCACAAAATAAATATAGTAATGATTTAAATGGTTATGGTGTAAACCACCCTAATGCATTATCAGATGGTGATGATTTCGGTAAAGGTGAAAACAATAACCAAGTAGGTTCACAAACCGATATAAATAATCGTTTAGATAATCAAGCAAGAAACATATATGATGAAAACAATTCGTATAGTTTAGTACACCCCAATGCAATTTCTGATGGGGATGAAAAAGGTAGAGCAGAAAACAATAATAGTGTAGGTACATCAAAAGATATAAACGAAAGAAACCAAAGTATTGCAAGAAACCAATATAGTGGTAATAGTGGTTATCCCGATTTTTAATGAAATTATTTAAAGATATATATAAGTTTTTAATAGGTGAACAATCTGAACCAAAATTAGCGTCAAAACCTAAAGCGTTGGCTAATGCAATTAAAAAAAGAAACCCAATAAGTTTTTTTTATAATGGACCAAGAGATCAAGTTCAGGCCGGACGTAGAGTAAAAGTGGAGGTAGTTGCATTAGGACTATCTAAAAAAGGAAACATGATCATTAGAGGTTGGGTACAACCCCCATCAAGATCAAAGACGGGATTTAGTAAAAATAATTGGAGGACATTTATGGTTTCTAGGTTAAGTCAAGTAGAGATATTTGATCAAGAAACTTTTGACACAAAAAGACCGGGATATAAGGAAGGTGATGATAAATCAATGACAACAACATACGTGACATCCGATTGGTCAGAAATACCTCAAGTAACTAAGGATACCGAACCATCTGCAGAACCTCAACAAACTGAACCACAACCTCAACAAGTGGAACCATCCGTAGAACCTCAACAAACTGAACCAACTTCTATAGAACCACAAAGTGATGAATTACCAAGTCCCGAACCTGAAAATAAACCAAGTATGGAACCACCCGTAATTGATGATTCAGATGAGGAGGAAGAGGATGAAACAAATGATTACGATGGTTTGAATGAGAACATAAAGAGAATTAAAAGATTACTTTATAAATAAAAAATAAAAGTCTATATTTTAATAAATTATAATACAATGTCAAATACTCAATTAAATACAAAACCTATAAGTGCGGAGGATCTTATGACTAAATTAGTTAACGCTAAAAAAGTTATGACTAAGGTTGATGGTGGGGACTACACTAAAGGTAATATAGATGAATCTGTTTTACAACAAAATGCCAGTGATGCGGTATCCCAAATAGAAAAGAAACCAAACACAAGAAACGTTGCCACTAATGTGGTAAATGAGGACAAGATTAATAATTCTAAATTACCCGATTCAATAAAACAAGCTATGATTAACAACCCAATACCTACTATGGATCAAATTTCGTTAGGTGACGGTTTAGATATGGGTTTATTAGAAGGTGCAAAAAAATTAATGGAAAAAGAGGGAATGTCGTCACCTAAAAAATCAACACCTAATACTAAACAAGTAATTTCTGAAAGTCCTAATAACTCGGATCTTCAATCACTTATAAAAGAAACCATCAAAGACACTTTAGAAGAAATTGTCGACCGAAAATTAGAATTAATTTTAACGGCATCTAAAACCGCGTCAATTAACGAAACCTTAGTACTTAAAGTAGGGGACTCAATATTCAAAGGTAAAATTACTGGAGTAAATAAGTCTAAGTAAGGATTGATTTCATCATATTTTTTTCTTATATTTTGATATATAACAATAATATATGTCAAAAGTTAGAGTACTCGCAATTCCGTCAGATAGTCACGGTGTTGGGAAATATAGAATCATAGATCCATTTACTTATATTGGTGATAACCATTCCGATGAAGTACATGTTGATCTTGTATTCGACGTACCTAATGAAAATAAGTTCTTCGAAAATTACGATATTGTATATTTTCACTCATTCATACACAGAGGTAATACCCAATTAAATTTAGATCGTATCGATTGGTTAAGGAAAGAAGGTATTAAAGTTGTTATGGATATTGACGATTTTTGGAGGGTGGATCATAGACATCCAAACTACGAAACATTTAAAAGGAATGGTTATAGTAAGGCCCGTGCAGAGTTACTTAAGAAATCGGATTACGTTACAACCACAACACCTATTTACCAAAAAACAATTAAAAGTCTTTTAGGGATAAAGAATGTTTCGGTTTTTCCAAATGCGGTAAACGAAAAGGAATCTCAATTTCAACCAAAACCATTGAAATCTGACTTAGTTAGATTTGGTTGGTTAGGTGGGTCTTCCCACTTATATGATCTTGAATTAATTAAAAGTGGTATCTCCACGATTACTCAACAATACAAAGATAAAAGTCAATTTGTGTTGTGTGGGTTTGATTTACGAGGTAATATGAAAACCATAAACCGTCAAACAGGGGAGATGTCAGAAAGACCAATTAAACCTACGGAAACTGTATGGTATAAGTATGAAAAAATATTCACTAATGATTATAAATCTGTTTCCGAAAATTATAAGAACCATTTACAGACATTTACACAAACACAATTCCCTGAAGAATTAAATCAACCTTATGTTCGTAGATGGACAATGGATATAAATAAGTACGCATCTAATTACAACTATTTTGATGTGTCTTTAGCCCCATTAGTTAAATCCGAATTTAATTCTAATAAATCACAACTAAAGGTGATTGAAGCGGGATTTCATAAGAAGGCCATTATTGCAACAGAAGAAGACCCTTATCTTATTGATTTAGTTTCTTCGGTTGAACGAGGTGGTGGAATTAATCCTAAAGGTAATTCCTTATTAGTATCGACAAATAAAAACCACAAACAGTGGGGTAAACATATGAAGAAACTAATAGACAACCCTAATATGATAGAAGACTTAGGTAATAAACTATATGAAACAGTAAAGGTAAAATATTCACTCGCCACTGTTTCTAAGGATAGAGTGGAATTTTTAAAATCAATTATAAAAAAGTAAAATTATGTATTATTTAGCAACAGTAGGTTACGAAAAAGAACAATTGGATAGAAACGGAAATCCAAGATTAGACAAAGTAAAATATGTCGTACAGGCAGAGTCTGTAGAAGAGGCAACAATCGTCTTAAACAAATATAAATCGGAAGATATGAGATCAAGTGAAAGTATCTCAATCGTTAAAATGGCGGTTGAATGTGTTTTAGATCCAGCGATTACACCTGAACTTTATAAAGGATAACATTATGTTAAACAAAGAACAAATAGAAAATAATAAAAAGAAGTTACTTGAGACTTCGGAGAAATATGATGTGTTAACATCTGATTTACTTAAATTCTTAGGTGATGATCTTTTTACTTCCCCCGCATCAACTACATTAGATATGTACGGTGCCTATCCCGGTGGTTTAATAGAACATGTTTTTATTGCATCTAAATACGCGGTTAAGGTTAATAGTATTTTACCTGAAAATTTACAACAATCCATTGATAGTATATTAAAATGTACAATCCTGTCACAAATAGGTAAGGTATTTTTATTTGTACCAAATGAGAGTGAATGGCACCGAAATAAGTTAGGTAAAATGTATGAATTCAACGACGAATTAGTATCTATGAGAGTAGGTGAAAGATCAGCGTATTATTGTTCAATATATGGAGTTAAATTAAGTGAAGAAGAATATCAGACGATAGTTAATTCTGATAAAGGTGATAATGATTTACAATCTAAATACCATTCAACACCATTAGCACAAATCGTTAAACAAGGATTTGAGTTGGCAATATTTGAACAAAAACATGGATAAAAAGACATTAGAGGAATATCTAAAAAAGTTAGAAGGTTTTGAGGAAATCCTTTCAGAAGAGGACGAGGATAACATAGATGAGTCTTTTATGAATGAGGTGTCCGAGACGTTAAATAAATTAACGTCGGACTCTATGGATCATGTACAAAACTCTCAAGGTGTTGGTGTAGGTGATACTATTAATACTCCTTATGAATATAGTATTGGTTGTAAATTTAAAAAACTACACAAAGACGCAGTTACACCAACATATTCTAAAAAAGGTGATGGGTGTGTGGATTTACATTGTGTAGGTTATACATTGAATGAACAAACAAACCAAGTAACGTACAGTACAGGAATTTCATTAGAAATACCTTCAGGTTATGTTGGTTTAGTATTCCCAAGATCCTCAATTCGTAGGACCGTTTTGGAGTTAAGTAACTCTGTCGGTGTTATAGATAGTGGATATAGAGGAGAAATAATGGCTACATTTAACATTAATAAAGGATCTAACCAATCCACTATTTACGAGAACGGGGAAAGAATATGTCAACTAATGATTTTACCCTACCCCAAAATAAAATTTACTGAAGTTACTGAATTATCCGAAACCGATAGAGGAGAAGGAGGTTTTGGATCGACAGGTAAATAAGGTTACACATATACATAATTAATGGCTCAAAGAAAAAGTACAGGTACTAAGGTATCATCAAAACAAAGAATAAAAGAGATATTTAAAAAACCAAGAGAGAAATTTCTAACAGAGTCTCAAAAAGAGTATTGGGATACGTTAGAAGATAATGAAATAACATTATGTTTTGGACCTGCGGGTGTGGGTAAGTCGTATATCGCTATGAAAAAGGCGTGTGACTTATTGTGGAATGATAATAACAAATATGAAAAAATTATAATTGTTAGACCCGCTGTTGAGGCCGAAGAGAAATTAGGTTCATTACCTGGTGGATTAGAAGAAAAGTTAGACCCATATATTTTCCCATCATATTACCTTTTAAATAAAATAATCGGTAAAGAAAACAAAACTAAATTAAAAGATGAGGGGTTTATTGAGGTTGCCGCATTGGCATATATGAGGGGATGGAATGTAGATAATACTATTCTAATATTCGAAGAGGCCCAAAATGCCACACCGGCACAAATGAAACTACTTTTAACAAGAATTGGTTTTAATTCTAAATTCTTTATATCGGGGGATTTAGAACAATCAGATAAATTTAAAGATAAAACTAAAAGTGGTCTTTATGATGCTAAGAGTAGATTAATGGATTTAAATAATGTGGGTGTATATGAGTTTGGAACTAAGGACATTGTTAGAAACCCAATAATTGGTAAGATATTAAAAAGATACGATTAACTTTACTTATAACAATAAATTTATTATATTATTAATATGGAGATTTTAATAAACATAGATGGGGTTTTACGTAACACAATTGCAAAGTTTGATTACCACTATAAAGATTATTATTTAGATAGGGAGTCTGATGAAAAGACCGATGAGGAGAATTCGTTTGAGTACGGTGTTATAGAACCAGTTAAAAATAACTTCTTATTAGAGAGTTATTTATACCAATCTAAAAGTGAGTTTGATAATTTTATTTTCATTGATTATGCTATGGAAATATTTGGACATGCAAATCAAAGTTATTTAAAGGCATTTCATGATTTAAATAATCTTATATATGAAAATAAGGAACACAACTTTACTCTGATAGGTTTAGATCAATTAGGTAAATCTAAACCATCTACATTGTTCTTTCTTTCTAAAAACGGTTTTATGGGTAATAACGTTAAGTTTACCATGTCTAGTGAAATACCTAAACTTTGGAAAAATTGTGATTTATGGATAACGGACAATAAAACAGTTATTGATCATTGTCCTAAAAATAAGAAGGTTGTAAAGTTCAATACTGACTATAACCAACACTTTACAAATCAATTAGAAATACATAAATTAACAGAAATAGATAAGACATGGTTGAAATCTTCGGAGAATATTATTATCTCAACATTAGCAAAATTACTGAGACGTGCGAATTAGAAGTCGAACCGATCAAGAATGATAAGGGGGAACCACTACAAGTGGAACAAACAATAAACGTGTTTAAATACGATGCGGTTAAACAATGTATAGATACTATTTTAACTGAGAATGTGGTGGACGATAACGGGTTAGGATTACTTAATTCAGAATTATCATTACCATTTAAATTTGCGTTTAACACACTAATAAAATATGATATTTTAGTTAAAGAAGAATATGAGTGAAAAAATAGAAAACTTGGAAAAAATAGAAAGTGCGCATGATAGGTTAAAATCTAACAAACATAAGTTATACTTTCTTACATATGACACTAAAACAAATGCAAGGGCGTCAGTTAAATACATATATGACACCGTACACACTTTAAGAGAAAGTGGGTTAGATGCATACATTTTAGTTGAAGATAAAAACTACGTAGGTGTTAATTCGTGGTTAGGTGACAGATTTAAAGATATACCAATTGTGAGTATAAAAGAGGATCAAGTTCAAATGGGTATTGAAGATATTTTAGTGGTACCTGAATACTACTCTAACGTACTTGAACAACTGGCATCAGTTAAATGTACTAAGGTTATGTTAGTACAACAAACCGAATATATATTTGAAACCCTACCTGTTGGTAGTAGATGGAGTGATTATGGTTTTGATAAAGTAATTACAACAACACAAAAATCTAAGGAATATATAAAAAGTATTTTCCCTGAGAATTTGATTCACGTAAATCCACCAAAGATTGGTGATGGATTCTCTCCTTCAGAAAACCCTACCAAACCTTTTATTGCCATTAGTGCGAGAGACCGAGGTCAACATAGAAAAGTAATATCAGAATTCTATTTAAAGTACCCTCAACTAAGATGGGTTACATTTAAAGATATGGTACAATTAACCTATGAAGAATTTTCTACCCAATTAAAAGAATGTATTTGTTCTGTTTGGATGGACGATGATTCTACTTTTGGGACGTTCCCTTTGGAGTCAATGAAGTGTGAAGTACCAGTTATTGGTAAAATACCTACAACAGAACCTGAGTGGTTGTCCGAGAATGGTATATGGACTTATGATTTAAATAAAATTGTAGAACTACTAGGTACTTACGTTTTAGCGTGGTTGGAAGGCGTAACAATTACTGACGAAGTAAAAGAAAAAATGAGAGAAACACTAATACCATACGATAGTGATATAATCGATAACAATGTGACATCTATTTTTAATTCACTTAAAGAAGGAAGATTAAAGGTATTGTCAGAAGCGTTGGATAAATTAAAACAAGAAGAAACAGCATGAAAAATATAACCGTAATATTACCTATTCACGATTTGAAAGGTGAATATAATGAAATGTTTTCAAGAGCAATACTTTCTGTAGAACAGTTTCATGACGATGTCTCCCTATTATTAGTGGGACCTAAAAATGTCTTGGGAGATCTAAAAAAAGATAGTATTTCAGATAAATTAGATGTTAATATAGTAATCAATGAAGGGGACACAGGTTTCTGTTCTCAAGTAAATTTGGGAATTGATAATTGTGAAACTGAATGGTTTTCAATATTGGAGATAGATGATGAATACACACCTAATTGGATTAAGTCATTTAGAACATACCATACTCTTTTCCCCGACGCGGATATCCTATTACCAATCGTTAAAGATGTTAATTCTGAAGGTAAACTTTTGAATTTTACAAATGAATCTGTTTGGGCATATGGTTTCAGTGAGAACCAAGGAGAACTAAGTAATGAAATACTTTTAGATTATCAAAATTACCAAACAAGTGGTGGTTTCTATAAAACAGAAGTTATTAAAGAAAATGGTTCATTTAAAGATAATATTAAACTCACATTTAGTTATGAGTTTTTATTGAGATTAACTCATAACGGTGCTAAAGTGGCCACTATCCCTCAAGTTGGGTATAGACATGTAAACTTTAGAGAAGACTCATTATTTTGGTCCTATAAAAACTCAGACGATCACAAATTAGGTGATGGTGAAGCTAAGTTTTGGTTGGAGACCGCTAAAAAAGAATTTTTCTTCAAGAATAAACGAGAAGTAGAATACGTAGACAATTAATGCCCAGAAAAAGAACCCAAAAAATGTACTTTGGGGAGGAGCAAGAACAAGCGGTAGTAAGATTTTTAGAATCAGAAAACGAAGACGAAAAGAATAAGATATTTAATGAATATTTAAGAGAACCTCTCAAAATAATGGTGGAAAGTATAATTCGCCGTTACAAACTTTATAGGAAAGACTATAATTTCGAACAAATACATACTGATACATTATCATTTTTAATGACTAAGATCAGTAAGTTTGATACGACTAAAAATTATAAAGCATATTCCTATTTCGGTACTATCTGTAAAAATTACCTTATGGGTACAATACAGAAAGACCAAAAACTAATGAACAGGTCTGTTTCCTATGAAGACATATCCTCACGGATTGAAGATAGGGCAGACCTTTCTTACATTATAGACGAAGAAATTATAGATTATAAGGATGTCGTAAATAAACTTACGGTTGAATTAGAAAAATTTATCGAAGAAGAAACCCTTAATGAGAATGAACAGAAGTTAGGATATGCCCTTGTTGAGGTCTTTACCAACTTTGAAAAGATATTTCAAGTGGGTGAAGGTAATAAGTTTAATAAAAACTTAATTCTATTATCCTTACGTGAGATGACTTCACTATCTACCAAAGAAATAAGAGTTGCTATGAAAAAGTTTAAAAAACTCTATGAGGTATTGAAGTTAGATTTTATAAATTACTAGAACAATCTATTTATAGGTATGAGAAGGAAAAAGAATTTATTGTCTTTAGATACTGATTCTGCACTTGCACTTATGCAAGAAATATATAACGACATTGTTGAACAAAAACAGACGGCTAGTATGATTACTAAAAAGATGTTGAGTTTTATGAAAGAAGCGGAAGATATGAGTGTAATTGGACCAGTTATTAAAGAACAACAGAAGATCATGAACGATTGTACTGAAAAGAAAATTTCCCTTGTGAAATTACAAAGTACACTCCTTAAACAAACAGGAGGTAGTGGTCCACAGTCAGGGGGTAAAATGGACCTATCCGAAGAGGATAGAATTTTACTGGAAAAACTTATGAGAGAGGATGATGAACCCACAGATAATACTCAAAATTATAAGATGTAATGAGTAAGGTTAAACAACTTAGAAATAAATTAAAGTCTAAAATCGATGTGATTAAAAAGATCAATGATGATCCTAAATTAAACACTGACGAATTATATGACATTTATGCGGATGGTATAACCAAAACCGATAAACTATTACAAACCAAGATAGACGGTTTAAAATCTAAGTTTAAGAAAAAGGGTGAAAAGACAGATATATTTAGTTCTATTATAGATGTTGCGTCTGGATTTCTTAGTAATAAAAGTAACGATATTCAGGTTAATGATAAATTAATATCAGGTAATAAGATTAAGAAATATGCAATGGAGTCGGCAAGGATAACCTCTGAAGACTCTAAAAATATTGTTGCAGATGCCGTTAAAAAAGTATTGTTTGTAGATGAGGAGACAAGTATATGTGGTGTAGATACGGATATGCCCTCAAACACAATGTCTATTTCACCTAAAGAGTTTGACTTCTTAGAAGTTTTACAAAACGAACCCAACTCCAAAGTAGGTCTAATAATGTATGAGGACCCAAATAGTAGTACGGGTAATGTAAAAATGAATAGAGATTTTTACGACACTTTCTCAAACCCATACACTTTTAGTTCCAATTCAGGTGCGAGTTTATTTGATTTAAATTGGAATGCCGGTACTCAAAAGTACGATGTAAGTGGATTACAAGGTGGTGGTGGTACCGTACCTAAGGTAGGTCAGTTTGTTGGGGATTACTACAGTAGTATTGAACAACCTAGTTTTGAATATATTGTTAAAACCGCAATGTTAATGACTTTACAAGGAGATGGTGAGAATCCACCTGTTTTTGATAAGGCGGTTAATGAATTAAACAAACTCTGTAATAAGTTATTTAAAATATGTAACTCACCAAAGGAAGATTCGGGACTTATACAAACAACGAGTAAACAATTTAATGAGAACGACCAAGATATTGAATCGTATTTCGATTTCAATGATGTAGAGGGTATAGATTTAGATGATGAAGATGCAAGATATCGTAAAGTACTTAGATTCGTAGATTGTGGTAATTTCGAAGTTCCTTCTTCATCGGAGAATTTTGAAGATTTCGTTTACCTTTCACAAAATGGAGATTTAGGTCAATTAGTGGATTCAACCTTGGCAAACGCGGCAAATAACTCAGCAATACAGAGTGACAATTTTGCACCAATAGATAATATTAATTTAGAACTTATAAATTTATTTATCTTAAATGTACCAAAGGCATTAGTTTCATCAATAATATCACCTAAAATGATGTTCCCTATAATTGTTGCATGGAAACAGATAAAGGGATTTGCGGGTGATGTAAAAGACATAATGAAAAAACTTTCAAAACTATTCTTCAAAATAATAAAAGATGTTTTTTGGAGATTTATAAAAGAGTTTTGGGGATTTATTAAAAGAGACCTTTTAAATTTTGTTAAAGAAATTGCGTTAAAGATAATCACAAATAAATTTAAAAGATTCAGAAGAATACTTTTAGCAATTATCGCACTTATTAGAAAAATATTGGCTCGTGGTCTTGATAATTGTTTGGCAATATTCCAAGCAATAATAGACACGATATTAGGGGCGATAAATATGAGAGGTCCCACAATCAATATACCTGGTATATTACTTAGTTTTTCAGATTTGTTACCGGGGTATAGTGCGGATAGAGCGTATATGAACGCGGCTGAGAGAATGGCCGGTTTGGGTCTTAATACGGGACCTGTATATGGTGAGGCCAATGAAATGATGGGAATGGTAAAAAGTATGATAGATGGTCAAAGTGAAGAAATAGACACTAACTCACACATCAAGGGTGGTAATAAGTTTACAGTATTGGCGTCTCCTATGGGACCAATACCTATACCTCCAGGGTTTATTAATTTTTCAGGTAAAATGTTCTAATATGGATTTAAAAAAAGTTTTAGAGGTTTCAAATGAACCTTCAGTAAAATCTAATAAAGATTTAGAGGAAGGTTTAGAGTTTTTAAATGATGAGTTTGAAAAGACAAAATATAGTATTGTAGAATTAACTAAACATTTGGATAAGATTGAGCAATTGTACAATAATATAAACGATGAGATGTTAAATAGAGTGAACAAATAATGAGTAGTATTATAAGTTTGGCGATTGTTGATAATAATGTCGACCCTAAGGGGATTGGTAGAATACGCGTTAAACTTACAGGTACACCCACAGGACCTATAGAGAAGTCAAGGGAATATGAACCATGGGACGATAACGATCCTTTCATTGCCAATCCATTTCTACCCACAAATATTAATTTTATACCTGAAATAGGTCAGGCGGTAAAAATAATTGTATATAATCCTGAAAATGATTTAGTTAACAGGGAATACATAGCAGGACCATTCACCACAGTACATGATTTCCAAAGTCAAACTAACGCTAGACAAGTAGAAAATACTAGTTACGGATCTAACGTTAAAAAAATGAACAACGTATTCTCAGAAAATGGGACATATGTTAAAGAAAAATCAGAAGGGACATTATCTAATCTTAAAGACTACGCAATATATGGACCCTATGGTTCAGATGTTTTATTCACTGAAAATGGTTTAACTCTTAGAGGTGGTAAATTAGTGTCTAAAGATAGTTCGTCGGATAAAGTTAGGACCGATATAATAAACTACCCCATACTTTCCGAAAAGAGATCAATTCTAAGTTTGAAAAAATTTGGAACAAAACAAGAAATTAAAGAAGAAGAGACTGAAGTGACCTCAGTACCCTTCAAAAAACTTTCCTATATAGTTGAGTATAATATTAATAATAGTCAAACTGGTCAGTCGGAATACGTTATTGATTGGTACATTTATGAAGTAAAGAAAATTTACGGACAAACATTTAACACCAACGTCTTTAACAGTGATGTTGCTCAAGACCTATCAGACTATTCTGAACAAATTAAATTAATTAATACAGATGGTACCTTGTCGTCACCATCATTCTCCCAAACTGTTGATAGTTATGAGTTAGCATATATAACCATACGGAAAACCATATGTGAAATGAATTCCGAGGGTATTAGAAAGTTCGACGGTAATCTACCCAAAATAGATTTACACCCGTTTTATTACAGACCTGTGAGAACATTAACTAACCCTACCTTTTTAAGTAAAGTGACACCTTCTTGTCTTGGAACTACGGTAATGGGTTCAGGCCTAGTTTATAGTCCGAATGAACCAACACCAAAACCAAAAACAGAAAAGAAAAAAGAAAAAATACTTAAAACAGTTTCTTCAACACTTGAACAGTCATTTAGTACATTATCTTCTGATAGAATTTTTATGATATCTACCGACACAAATGTTGTGGGGACTAAAAAAATATTATTCAACAAGTTAAACAAATATGAATACACTCAAGAAGAACTTCTCTCTTCGATTGAACCTAACACCTACGCAACTGTGAGAGGTGAAACCTTGTTGGATTATTTAGATATTTTAACAAGAGTTATTGCGGGTCATGCCCACCAACCAACAAAACCAATGGTAAAAAATGGTTACTCGGATTGGGATAAATTAGTAGAACTCAGAAAAACACTTGAAAATGACATCTTAAATAAGTCGATTAGAATAAACTAAGTGATATTTATATAAGAAACTAATTACAAGATGTCATACTATCGTTCATATTTTGAGAAAAACAATACAATAATTAAAGGATTAAAGGTTAATACCTCTAAAAACCCTGCAACTGAAATTTTTTATGGGTCAGGGTTTTCTAAGTTTATCCTAAAATTAGATTTAGATGGTTTAAAATCTAAAGTGGATAATGGTGATTACGTCCTGAACTCAAATACAGTACACAGAATTCACATGACCAACACTATTTTTGGGGATGAGACATTCTTAGGTGCAAAAAGAGGTACAGGAAGAGAAAGAACCACTTCATTTAAACTTATATTATTTAAAATAGATCAGTATTGGGATGAGGGTGTTGGTTTTGATTATGAAGATTCAGGATATGATTACACCACAGGAAATGATACTTTTGATGTAAGACCTTCAAATTGGTTCTCAAGGACAACTTTAGACGCATGGTCTGCAGAGGGAATATACTCTAATAACCCAACTATTATTGGTGAACAACAGTTTGATAATGGTAATGAAAATTTAGATGTAGATATAACAGATTATGTAAACGGAATTTTAACGGGTACTACAGTAAATTATGGTTTGGGTGTTGCATTTGAACCTCTTTATGAAGATCTGTCATCTGAAGTAGACCAATCGGTTGCATTCTTTACAAAATATACACAGACATTTTTTGAACCTTACTTAGAAACCAACTTCGATGATAGGATTATTGATGACCGTGAAAATTTTATAGAAAAAACAGATCAGAATTTATTTTTATATGTGAATAAAGAAACCAACTTCTTTGACTTAGATCAAATACCAAGTGTTGATATTTTAGACTCAACTAAAACTCCGATATCTGGTTTAACCGATCTTACTGTTGAAAAAGTTAGAAAAGGAGTTTACAGAGTTATATTAGGTATAGATGGATTGGTTTGTGACGGTAAACGTTTCTTCTACGATGTGTGGAAAGGAATTAAAATCGAGGGAAACACTTTTCCCGATATAACACAAAAATTTATACCTAAACCATATTCTTCTAAATTTAGTATTGGTGAAAATCAAAAAGAATCCAATAAATATATTGTACAATATTCAGGTATAAAACAAAATGAAAAAATCAAATCGGGTGAAGTAAGAAAACTAACCACAATATTTAGGACAATTAGTAAATCAACAAACGAATTGTTTGATGAGGTTTTCTATCGTATCTATATTAAAGAGGGGGTAAGTAATGTAAATGTTTTTGATTGGACTTACATGGATGTGACCAATGAAAATAGTTTTATGTTAGATACTTCAATACTAATACCAAGAGAATATTACATAGAAGTGAAGGGTATTAAACATAACGAGGAGATTTTTTATCCCGAAGCAATAAAATTCGAAATTGTATCCGAAAAATAAAATACTTATTAGATATGGACAATATTAAAAAATTAATAAAAAAACATTTAAACACACTCAACGAAGAGAGAACAGAGAATTATATGTTCTTTAGTAATCTTGAACAAATACGTAGACAATGTGATATTCTTTTAAACTTAGATAAAAATGTAATCGAAGATATATTACAAAATGGTCATGATTGGGCAGACGACCACGTTAGTGTTGCGAAGGAAAATATGGACCAAGTTTTAGATTTCCTAATGAATCAAACTGAAGATGGTCATGAATTACACGAAGCAAAGAAAAAAAAGAAAAACAAATTATGTTCAAGAGGAATATCTGCGGCTAAATCTAAATTCGACGTTTACCCAAGTGCATATGCCAATGGTTATGCGGTCCAAGTTTGTAAAGGAAAAATTAAAGGTTTAGATGGTAAAAAAAGATGTTCAGGTTCATACTGTAAAAAGAAAAAATAAAATTTTAAATAAAATAATATGGCTGATAAAGTAACACAACAAGACCCAAATAACCAAGAAGTTAAAAAAGGGTTTGTATTTAATGAAACAGGTAATATCATGATGGCAACTACTGATATGACCAATGCAACAATAGAAAAAGAAGTAAGAGACGTATTTGCGGAAGTATCCGTATTTTTTGGTGCAATGACAAAGGCGTTGGATAATGAAGGTAAATCTCTTTATGATTATGATGCATTACAAAAAATAATAGACTCTTCGGGTTGTTTCGTACACGTTAATGAAGAAGATGTTAATCATAAATCTAATTCTTGGGGAGCTACGTTTTCTAAGGAACTATTAGAAGGGGTTCTTGGACTAGCCACAGGTGTTGGAGGATTAGCATTTGCAAAGGCGATGGTTAGTTCGGTTGGAAAAGAGGGATTAACTATTTCAGGAAATAAGGATCATACATCAAAGAAGGCAAGTAACATTATATTCGTATGTGAGTACTTGTTAGGTATGCCCGTCATTAGTGCTATTGTATGTACTTTTGATACTGAACAAAATTCACAAGCATTGTCTATAGGACCTTGTATAAAAGAACATAGTACAAGTACTGAGTTAACTATACATAAAGATACCTACATGTTTGTAACACCATCGTTTATAAAACAATATTCAGGTGATCTACTTGATGGTATGAATGATCCTGAACTTGAACAACTAACTAAGAAATTTCAAGAATTTTTAAACCCACCATCAACACCAAAGAAATAATATAGAAAAATGAAAATACATATCAACGAAGAAGATAAAAAATATATGGAAGACTGCCTATCAAATGGTGAGGTCCTCCAAGAAGATTTGGGTCGTTGGTTTAAAGAAAAATGGGTTGATGTATCTAGAAAAATAGATGGTAAACACCCACCATGTGGTCGTAAAGATGCGGATGGTGACAAGAAGAGAAAAGGTTACCCTAAATGTAGACCGTCCAAAAAAGTCAGTAAAAAGACTCCTAAAACCACAAGTTCATATACTAAGAAAGATAAAAAGAAAATGACTCGTCAAAAAAGACGTGCAGAAAGAAAAAGTAATAAGAAGGGTAAGGGAAATACCCCTACATACACTAGTATTGATGAGAACAGAATAATCTCTTTGGTTTTCCACAATTTAGAACAAAAAAAATTAGACATTCAAGAACCTAAACTTAATTTAGTAAATGAGTCTAAAGTTTTAAGTGAAGGACTACAATACCATATAGATAATAACCTACCAATCGTCGAGAATGTATATAGGATCTATTCTAATGAGTTTTTCAATATATATAATGAAGTACGTCAATTAAGTGAAGATAATGTCTTAGAAGTCTCAGGAATCGATTTAGATTTAATAAAGACTGATTTAGGACAAACAGGATTATATGAGGGTAAAGAAGTTTATTTAGACATTCCATTTGTGGAAAATCAAGACGAACATTTAGTTGAGGCTAAACACAGAGGTAGAAATGTTAAATTAAACAAACCTTTTAGAACACCAGGTGGACCTAAGAAGTTTGCGGTATACGTGAAAACTCCAAAAGGAACTATTAAAAAAGTAACCTTTGGTGACCCGAAATTAAAAGTTAGAAATAATAACAAAGCGGCGGCTAAATCATTTAGAGCTAGACATAAGTGTAGTGAAAAGAAAGATCGTACTAAGGCGGGATATTGGAGTTGTAATATTGCAAGATATCGTAAGGCGTTAGGTATAAAATCCTCTAATCCTTGGTAATATGAAACTTTACGATTTATTTGAAGGTTATTACGACCCACCAGAGTATCCTGATTCCTCGGGTATGGGGTTTTATGATGATGAACTTGATGACGTTGAAGATCAGTTTGATTTATTGTTATGGGATAAGAAAACTGGTTTGTTTATCGTAAGAAACAAACAGACAAAAATTAAATATTTATCTCACACTGATATGGTAGATATTGACTATTATATGGCCGATATGTATCCTGAAGAAGATGAGGATGAAGATGGTCGTTACACATATAATAGATTAGATAAAGACAATGCCGAAATGGTAGAAGAAAGTTTAACTATGTTTGCTACCATAGCAATGGAAGAAGGTGATGTGGGTAAAGACTATGATGAGTGGGAAACAGGGGTTTCTTTAATAGAATATGGTAGAATAATAATTAGAGGACTTTACATTAATGAGAAAGACGTTTTTAACTCATTAATGGACATTATTAAACAAAGTAAAAGAACAAACTTTAAACTTTAATGGGGGATACTTTACCATATAGAGAAATATTATCCGACAACCACAGTACACGAGTGTTTTCAAAAGATATAAATGAATCTGAATTAAAATGGCACTTCGATAACGAAGATCGTGAGGTTACTTTTTTACACGAGAGTGATTGGTCATTTCAAATGGATAATAAATTACCAATTAAAATAACTAAAGGGTTAGTTATTAATATCCCCGAAGGTGAATTCCATAGAGTTATTAAGGGGACGGGTGATTTAAAGGTTAAAATAAGAAAACTTAATAAAACTCGACTTCTACCCCACACTCATTCAACAAAATAAGAGATCGTTCTTGACTTTCTTTCCACTTACCTGAATTTTTAGTAGTACAATGTTTTTTACATACAATCTTTATTACTCCCGATTGTACCAAACCCCTTGCACAGTCCATACATGGTAGTCCTGAAGTTAGATATACTGTGGATTGTTTTAATGATACACCTATTCTCGCTGCATTATATATGGCGTTTCTTTCTGCATGTTCAAACCAAAAGTATTTTTCAGGTCGTTCTTGTCTCTGAACCACATTATCGTTTAGTCCTCTTGGGAATGAGTTATATCCCGTACTTAATATCTCATTATCTTTACCAACAATAACGGCACCTATTTTAGTCTTAATGTCTTTAGACTTTTCTTTAACTTGTTCTGCAATACTAACAAAGTAATCTTTCCATATCATAACTTATAATATACAGAAAATATTGCAATAAAAAAAGGGGACCGAATCGATCCCCTTTAATATTAATAGAACTTAAAGATATATTATCTTAAAGTATCTAAGTTGAATGTTTGTAATCCTGCAACGTTGATTACACCGAAGTAACGGTTATTAACCATTTTCTTAGCGTATCTCGTCATGATACCCTTGATCGGTGTAAAGTTGAATGGATTGTACATTGTAGGTGTAAGTTGTAACGGTACGTAAGGTGCGTAAATGTACCCTGCGTCTAACAACGACTTTCCTTTATGTCCAACCAATACTTTACCCGCTGGGAAGTAAGGATCTCTATACACTTGGTATCTTCCTGCTAAAGTACCAACTTTCTCAATACCCATATTGTACTGATCTTGTTCTGCACCTGCGTTAGATACGTGGAAGTACTCTAAGTCATCGAATACAGCTGAAACTTCAGAAGAAACAACGATCCAGTTAGCACCACCTCTAAGTGTAGTTTTATGGATTTGAGCCGATAATTGGTTAATTTTAGTAATTAACGTTTGGTTCCAATCCTTTTGAGTGTATCCTTGTAGTGTTGCGTTTCCGTTTCCACCATATTTCCACTCATTGTAGTCCCATTTAAGGTTCCAAGCTGCACCTTTTCTTAAGTCTCTTAAGATCTCTCTATCAACCTCAGCCGCGATTTGCTCAGATAACAATGCTGTTAACTCAGCCTCAGCGTCGATGTTATGGAAAGCAGATACATCCTGAGCCAATTCAGGAGACCAGCTAGCTCTTAGTTTTCTTTCAGTAACAGAAACTGTTACAGAATCTAAATCGAAAGATACTTCTCCGATTTCATCTTCGAATTCTAATGTAGCGTATTGTCTGTAAGTTCCCGTGAAGTCAGTTGCCAATTCAGATCCTTGTGCGTCAAATTTTGTAAAACCTGACCCTGAATACTGTTCAAGATCTATCTGTAAGTAGATATCTCCATCTTTATCAACGATATCTGGATATTGTCCACCTGCTGCACCTTGTCCTTTACCACCGTACTCAACAATACCACTTCCGTATTTCTGAGTTACAACGTTAAAAGGTAATGCCCCAGTACCAATAGCAGCAGCCGTACCAGCTACTTTGATATCTAATGATGCCAAAAATTCTTCAGTGTCCATTTCGTTACCGTTAGGTCCCGCAAGTTTACCTGATCCTAATTTAGAGAACCCTCCAAACTTAACAATTACACTTGATTGTAATCCTGCTGACATATTATCTGCTAATTCAGGTACACCTTCGTTAAATACTACAATTTTAGCTCCCGCTAACTCTTTTTCTTCATACGAACCTTTTGAGTAATCATACATACCTTCAGCAGCGTCATCACCTTCTTCATAAAATCTATCATAAAGGTTAGTCCCTGTGAAGTCTCCGTTTACGTCTTGACCTGGTGACTTGTAAGGTGCTGTATGACCTTTAGTACTACCAGTAGTTCTTTCCGCAATTTTAGGTACAAAGTAGAACAATTTACCAATTGGTAAGTTCATAGCTTGTACAGAAACGATATCGTTTGCCAATAATTTAGAGAATACTCTTCTAATGATTGGAAAAACAACTGTTTCGAATGAACCTGATGAGTCAGACACAGCAGCTTCGTTAATTAGATAAGACGCTTGGTTTTCATATAACTGAGCGATGTTATCTTTTTGATGTCCGTTAAGTCCCTCTAAGAAACCTAGGTCATCCCATTTTTTGATGGTATCTTCTTTGATAACTCTTAGGTGTTTTAACCCGATGTTACCAACCATACCTGATTCTAATAATGCTCCCATTTTAAATTTGAGTTTTAGTTTTTTATTTTTATTTTATTATAATTTTGACATTAAATCTTTCATTCTCTTAAACTGTGGACTTTCGTATGCTTTTGTTTCTGAAAGTACTTCTTGAGATGAGGATGATGTCGGAGTTGAAACGATTGATTTTGCAACCGATTCAGTAACATTTTGTTTTGAACCTAATTCACCTTCTATTACTTTATAAGTGGATTTAGATTCTGTTAAAGAAGTGACAGAGTCAAATCTTTTCAAAATATTTAATTTCTCTTGACGAGTTGTCGAATGTTCTGTGAACAATCTTGTAGCGTATGCCAAGTTAGCGTTAAACACAGCAACCTCGTTTAGTTTCTCTTTAAATAAAACTAACGCCTTTTTATATTCACCGTTTTGTTTCTTTAAAGTTTCAACCTCTTCGTTGATTGCACCTGCCTTATATTTAGTCTTAGACTTAATACCGGCTCTGTTAGCACCTCCCTTGTCACCATGTACATTGGATTTTGTTCTTGCAGCTTCGTCGACTTCCTCTTCATGAGATTCTTCCTCTTCAGAGACTTCTTCTTCCATTTCCTCCTCAGATACTTCTGATTCGTCAATTTCTTCTTCAGATACCTCCTCTTCGGAAACTTCTTCTTCAGAGACTTCTTCTTCGGATACGTCTTCTAATTCAATTTCGTAGACAGTGTCATCAGTTTCAGATACTTCTTCTTCAGATACCTCTTCTTCCATATCGGTCTCAGATACTTCTGATTCCTCAACTTCTTCTTCAGATACCTCTTCGTTGTATTCTTCTTCGACTTCACTTTCTTCGTCATCTAATTTGATGATGTATTCGTCGTCTCCGTCTTCGAGTTCAACATTATCACCGTCACGTTTCACAACAATTCCGTCTTCAGGTTTCATTGATTTGAATACCTTTAGGACTTCATCGTCAGATGCGTCGGTCATGTCAAGTACTTCGTCTTCTCCTTCTTCTTCAGAATCAATTGGTAATGAAAAATCTTCGTCCTCATCATCTATTGATAATTCGTCGTCTGATTCGTCTTCACCTTCTTCATCTTCTGCGTCTGGATCAACGTCGTCTGCTGGCTCGTCGTTTATCGAAGTTTCGTCCTCATTTCCTTCCTCGTCTTCAATTTCTTGTTCCGAGATTGGCATATCTTGTTCGTCTTCTGTTATAGGAGTTTCGTTACCTTCAACTTCCTCTTGTTCCATAGATTCGTTTAGGACATCGTTTAGTTCTTCCTTCATAGTTGAAGCAAGTATACCTTTTGCGTTTGCCTTTACTGCCTCTTCAAGATCTTGTACTTGAAGCAATGCTTGTTCTAAAATGGATTTTTTACTCATTTGTATATTATAGTTTAATAATAAATACTTGTTAATTAAGAAAAAATTACTTTTGTGATATAGTAATCAAAGAAAAGTTTATTATTTAGATAAGAAACTATTCAGATTACCCATAAGTTTACTCATTCTCTCGTCTACAATAGGTTGTTCTTCAATGGATTCTTCGTACTTTTCTCTATCTCCTGGATCTTGGAATACATAAGCGCCAGGTGTTGATGGGGATGATACTAAATCAAAACAAACCAATTCGAAGTCCTCCTGTACTATATTCTGACCTTTAACCGATTTAAGAGACCCAACTCCCCTTGATGATATACCTAAGGTAACACCGTTCATTAATAACATTGCGGCTTGATCACCTTTAGTACTTACAATACCCGATTTTTTCCAACCAGGTGAAAGAAGTAATTTAATTTTTCCCATAAGAATTTTACCATCCCACCAAGTCTCGGTGATCGTATGTGAAACTCTATCTAAATCTATAAGTGAAGATGATGGATGATTTAGTTCATTTAATGCTGAACCCTTATCAATTATTTCTTGATACTTTTCCATCTCTCTTTTGAGTAATCTCTCTGGATAGATTCTCCCGTTCTTATTCGGAGTATCATATTTCTGTAGAACAGCGTAAAGGATAATATCTTCAGAGAAATCAATTCCCTTCATTTCCGATATAACACTTTTATTCTCTTTGGGAGAAATAAATCCCGCGTCATATTCTATTAATATTCCTTTACCTGTTTCTTTTGGTCCTAATACTTTCATGTATCTGTAGTTTTATTACTATAAATACATGGAAAACGGACTTATTTTTTCTTTTTGTGGAAATTGTATAATAATTCGTTATCTAAACAAGTATCTATGATCTCACATAGTAAACCATACATGTCTGTTTTCAAGTCTTTATCCTTTACGTTTACTTGTTTTAACGTGTATAGAGTAACTTCTAAATTCATAAAAGATCTCTTTTCTTTTTTTATACCTTTAGTTCTTACATCTAAATCAACAATCGATTCTGATCTAAAAAGTCCGTGACCTAAATTGTGTACTAATCTTTTTATTTTGTTTTTCGACGATCTTAATATTGCGTCGTAATCCTCACATATTTCTTTGGGTTCTAACCAAGAGTTTAAAGAGAGGTAAATTGTCTTTAAGTTTTTATGGTTTATCGTCCCATATCCAATCTTAACGTTTTTGTGATCCCCTAATGGGATGTAACGTCCTAGTTTCATTTAATTCATTATTATAATCTTTTAATGGTGTTTAATAAAATATAAGTAATTTTCTTTGGAAAAACAAATTTTTCTAGTATATTTATTAATATACAAAATTATATATGCTAATAATAAAAGTAGACAAAGGTGGTATTGAGAAAGCGATAAAGAAATTACGTAGAAAAGTAAGAAACGTAAAACAAATCAACAAACTCAGGGAGAATAAAGAATTCACCAAACCATCCGTTAAAAAAAGACTACAAAAACAAAAGGCGGTGTATATACAGAAACTGAAAGACGAAAACGAGCAATAAAAAAATCCCCATTTGAGACTTTGATGTATCAAAAACAGGGATTTACACCTCTAAGGTAGCTGCCGTAAAGGAATATTATTCTGACAAGTTATTTAATAACTCTTCTAATCTGTATAAGTTATACTTACTTTGAGTCATTTCATTAATCTCGGTCTTAACCTCAATAGATTTCGTTTTAAACTCTGCGTCCGATTCTACTATTGAATCTAATTTTCCTTTAATACTTTCTGTTATCTCTTCAAATTTAGTTTCTAAATCTTCTTGGTTAAGGGATAGTATGTTTTTTAATCTACCTTTTTCTTCTTCATTTAATGTCTTATCAAAACTAACATTAAAGTTATTTACTAAAACAGAATTTAGTAATGATTCGTTAACCCCCTCATCTACAGTAAGTGATTCGTTAGTTTTATTTTTTGTTAAATGTTCAACTAAATATTTTTTAGCAATAACCTTATCGGAGATATTACTTAAATTATCTGGTGTAGATAAAGAATCAATACTTTCGTATAAATCATTACTTTTAGATTCTACATTAGATAAGGATTCATTTAATTGATTTAAATCTGTTTGTATCTCAGAAGTCTTTTCCTTTAAAATTCTTGATAGTTCCTCAACATATAGTGTTGCGGTTTCTTTATCTTCAAAAGTTTTACCTTCCAATTCCTCATATAATGAATACATCTCCTTTAGTGTATCATTTTTAGTTATAGGTTTAAAATATGTGTTAAGGTTATTCTTAAAATCCTTTTTACCATATGATTCAGTCAATTTAACTAAAATCTTATTTTTAATGTTCCCGAATGTTGCCATAATTAGTCGTTTAATATGTCTTTGAGTTTATTCTCTACTTCATAAATATTCTGTTGTGCCTTATTAACATCAAAAAGATCATCAAAATCTTGTGATTCATCACCTAACATACTTAATATTTTAGATTTATTTGATTTTTTAGCTCCTTCACTAAGAGGTTCTTCACCTCCCATGTCTCCCGCTGGTGGGGGTGGTGCACCTCCCATTTCATCTCCTCCAACAGCACCTGAAGTATCCATAGATTGTCTCTCCTCCTCAGGTATACCATACTTCTTATCAACTTCATCAAACACACCTGTTCTTTTAATAACATTAGGTGTGGCACCTAATTCACCACCAAGTGCACGTTCGAGTCTTTGTTGTTGTAAATCAAGAACCACATCGTTATCACTCATACCTAAGATGTTTTTCTTAGCCCATGTATGTGAAACAGGTTGTATACCTATCTGTGATTGATCTGATGTTGCATCTTTATAAAGAGTTATCTTTTCTTTCCATTGTTCTACTTTTAATAAATCAGATTGTGCGGACGGATTAGTTAGGGATAACGTAAAATTATCCAACTCGTCCTCTAAACCTAATAAGTAAAGATGAACTAACGCAATTTTGTTTAGTTCTTGGATTAAGGATTTTTGAATTCTATTAATAGTTCTTGCAAAACGTATGTCCATTAATGCCA